CAAGGAACTCGCCAAGCAGAACACCACATACGACCGTACCGGAGACGACAAGCTCTGGAAGTGTGCCACCGATAAGGCAGGCAACGGCTATGCAGTGATTCGCTTTCTCCCCGCACCTGAAGGTGAAGATCTTCCATTTGTCAAGATTTGGGACCATGGTTTTCAGGGTCCGACTGGCCTATGGTACATCGAGAAGTCGCTCACGACTCTTGGTAAGGACGATCCCGTAGGCGAACTCAACAGTTCACTCTGGAATTCAGGACTTGACTCCGACAAGGAAGTTGCACGTAAGCAGAAGCGTCGTCTCGCTTACTACAGCAACATTTATGTTGTCAAGGACCCTGCAAATCCTGAGAACGAAGGTAAGGTTTTCTTGTACAAGTATGGCAAGAAGATCTTCGATAAGCTGAACGACCTCATGAACCCTGCGTTCGAGGACGAGAAGCCAACAAATCCTTTCGATCTTTGGACGGGTGCAAACTTCAAGCTTAAGATTCGTAAGGTTGAGGGTTACCCCAATTACGATAAGTCTGAATTCGACTCTCCCGCACCACTGTTCGATGATGACGATAAGCTTGAAGCAGTTTGGAAACAGGAGCATTCCCTTCAGGAGCTCGTGGATCCAAAGCACTTTAAGTCGTATGATGAACTCAAGGCACGTCTGAATACTGTTCTGGCCCTAAATGCTCCGGCAAAGGTCCGTGGTGTTGAACTTGACGAGGAAGAGTACAAGGCTCCGGCTCCAGCCTTCCAGGCGGCAGCTGCTCCAGTTGCTCCAGTTGCTTCGGCAGCCGTCGATGATGATGACGAGGATCTAGCTTTCTTCAAGCGGCTTGCTGAAGAAGATTGATTGGTGGGAAAGGGGGCTCTCGGGTCCCCTTTCTTTTTATCTAGCTACTTTAATTGGTGCGTTTGTTTCTTTATATCCAAAACGGCTTAGATAGTATTGCACACTATTTCTGTCAATCATTGTAGGTGCATTTTGTACAGCAGTCGAACCAGCCGCGCTGATATTCGGTGGAGATACTGTCAAACGCGGTGCAGGTTTGTTTGCATCGCTTTTTATTTTAGCAATTTCTGCAGTTTGTACAGCCGCTTCATTTGAAATGAGTTTTGCAAAATCAGGAGCGGCGGTTGTAAGATCGCGAGCAACCCCAGGTCCGACAACCTTTCCGCCAATAGTACCAATAAATTCTGCCATGTTTGTAAGAGTTTTATCGACAACCTCGCCGCCTTTATTCACAACTCTTTCAGCCACCGATTGCCTAGCAGTAACTTCTCCTTGTTCAGGAGAAAGACCCTTTCCGCCGAACTGAAAGTGGCCACCATGAGTGCCTTTATATTTGTTTTCTACCCACCCATACTTAGCACCGTGCTTTTTTATCCAAGCGTTTGATTCACCATGAATGTCCATAGCAAGGCCACTTAAATGAAGTGATCTTGTCGCAGGATTATAACCCTGCTTTTTCATTTCTTCTTGATACGCACGCGTTCTTTTACTGCTCGTAACGTCGCTCGGCTTTACCACGCCATTCGAATCTATCATCATCTTATAAAAAGCTTCAGCGCCTTCTTTAGTGAATACTACAGGACGCCCTCTTTGATCGTTGGCGCCAGCAATACCCCATCCTTCTCCAGTAGAAGGATGGCTAACTTTAATCACTTTACTTGAAGGCGACTTTGCCGCTGATTCCTGTTGTCCAGACTGGGCACTTGGTGCTGATTTCCCGCCCGCCCAACTTGGTGCATTTCGTTCCCACCAACTTCTATCATCTTTTACTTGCTTAGAACTTGTAGCTGGTTTAGATTCTTGGGTCGGACCTGCTGTTACAACCGGTTTCTTATAATCACCCGCTTCAGCTTGGCCTCTCAGCGATCCGGCTGGTTTAGCAGGCGGCGGAATCGGTTTTGCATCAACGGGAGCCGGTGGAGGTGGTGGAGGGTTCGTAACACCGGCTTCCGCTTGACCTCTGAGAGTTCCGGCAGGTAATGCTGTTGGAAGCGCCGTGGTTTCTATTGATTCTTCTTCTGGTTCGTCTGGCAAAAAACCATTAAAAAACGAGGTAATCTCTTTTACAGTGTCTGAAATGAACGTCCCGGCTTCAACAGTAAAATCTACAACACCTTTAATTGCGTTCATAATAGGATCATATGCCAACAAACCAATACCTGCAAGCGCCAGAAATCCAAGTCCGCCTTCTTCTGAGCCGTGAACTTTTTCTGCGTCTTTGAGTTTTTCTAATCGGCTTTGTCGCTCTATTCTATCTTCTTGCTCATTCAATTTATTATTTTGATATGCAATTTTTTGATTAGTTAGCTTTTGTTTAAACAAGTTGTCCATTATAGAAAGTTGATCTATAACGGCAACTAGTTTTTTAGAGTTTAATTCTGTTTTTTGATAAGAAACTGCATCGTCGTTGGCTGCAATTGGTTTTGCAGCTCTTTTAATATCACTTTCATTAAGTAAAACAGAACCAACGATGCCAAAAGATTTAGCCGTGTTGGTTGTGTCGATGGCAGTGATAAGAACCTTTAATGCCATTATGATGCCAGTCTATAGTGCCCGAGATATTTTTCAATCCCGCCAGTACCAGGATAGTTTGGATCAACAACAGAAATAGATCCGTTTGGAGAAATAGACTTTAAAGCACGAGCAGCCGGCGGTATATTGGCAGCTGCGGTGTTAGTCTTTTTCTCACCCATCGCAATTTGATTTTGAATTTTACTAGACTCTTCAGAAATGAGTTTTGCAAAATCTGGTCCGGTTGTAGTAAGATTTCTTACTTTCCCTGGGCCTAAGATTTTCCCGCCAAGAGTTCCAATAAACTCGGCGACGCTTGTTAACATTTTATCGGCAGCATCTGCAGCAGTATCAGCAGCTTGTTGTAATGGACTATCAGATGAAGCAGCTGGACTCATTGGAACACTATTAGTTCCTTTAAGAGTTCCTTCCTTTTTCAGGATATCCATTCTTGCTTCTTCAAAAGAACGAGGATCGGATCTTTGTCCTGTACCTCCATATGACGGAATATAGTAAGCCCATTGCTTATTTAGAGTACCTGCTTTATTGGCTTGATCATAAATCGCCTTAGCAGCTTTATCTTGTGTTGCCGCATTAAAAGTATCAGTTAATTTAACTACGCCTTGATCAACCAGACCTTGTAGTGTTTTTGACACAATTTGATAAGCGCCCATGGCACTAGAATTCATACTTCCAGAATTAGGAATTAAAACGTTTCTTCCGAACCATAATGCCTCGGCAACAGTAAGTTGTGATAGCTTTCTACCATTGAAGTAGTCTTCTGGTTTTCCAAATTTGCCATAACCCAATACGACATCGTATGGCGACTGGCCAGCTGTAGAGGCTGATTGAGTTCCTGATGGAGTAGGTGCAGCAACTTGTTGTCCTCCCTTTAACTCTTCAGCCATCTTAGATGGTTCATAGGCCCCAGGATCTGCTTGTATTCTTTTTGTTGCTTCAACAGCAGCGGCGTTTCTTTTATCGCCAGGACCATACGCATTTAAAATATCTTGGTATTTTGAAGGAAGCGCGTTTGGTTTATATGTTTTGCCATCGGGAAGAGTATAGCCTGTAGTCCATCTGCCAGATTCATCAAGAACCGGTTTCATGCCATACATCTGTTCCAATTCTTTTCTTGCCTGCAACGGTTCCATCGCAGTATTTTTCATGAACTTGTCAACACCCCACACAATAGCACCAGCCGCGGCCAGCGCAGCGGCAATTGGTCCGATCGGAAGTGCTCGTGCAAGTCCTAATAAACTCTTTATATTCTTTAAGAAAGAAATTCCTCGTAGCCATTTCCAGGCTGAAGAAAACGCTTCAAAGGCTGTGACCAACCCCTTGAGTAATGCATCTAGTCCTAATTTTCCAAGACTGCCAAGCGCACTTAGAATACCGGCTACGATGCCGCCACCGGGTTTTTGGTTATCGTTTGCTGCACCGTATCGCTTTCCAAGTTCTTCGAACGTACTGTTTTGTTCAACTTTTGCTTCTCTGGCAGCAAGAGCATTTTCTTCATATACTCTTCTGTCAAAGTCAATTTGCTTCTTTAGAGTACCGTTGATTGATACTAAATACTTCACAACATCGGTCAGAAGCTTTTCAGTATCATTCGTTTTTGCTTTGTACGTGCTTTTAGCCTGAGCCGCTGGTAGTGTTCCAGACCCGGAAACCCGCTGTTTGGCGGCGGTACCGGCCAATCCGAAACTAGCATAAATTACATTCGAGTTTTCTTGGCTTATCTTATCTTTTGAAGAGAGCATAGCAGAAACACCCGACGCCAGGCCAGTTACTGCTTTAGATCCGCCTGTAAGAGCACCTTGTACGGCGTCTAATAATCCTGCCATTACTTCTTTCTACTCTCTATTTCTTGTCTCTGCTTATCTAAAAATTCCATGAGCATATCGACATAAAGATCTCTTTCATAAGGAATCAAATTTTCAATCTCTGTAATAGAATATTTATGATGCTGAGCCAGAGAAAATACCATCGAGTAGTATCTTGCTAGGTTTGTATGGCTCAGCCCCACATAAAAAAATCCTTGAGATTTGTTAACTCAATCTCCCTATCATTCCCTAGGGAATTTTTATACTTGATAGTGTGATGAAGTCTTGGAATGCTTTCAAAGAACTTTCTGATCTTTTCAAACGTCGAGACGTCCAAGTTATCTAGGAACTCAGAAATTTCTTTCTCTGAATAATCTGTTGCTGGATATACATTGTCCGCGTCGTAGATCACGTCGATGCAATTGACAATGAAGAAGGTCATGAGCTCTACCTCGTTTGTGATATTGCCCATTTTATCGGTGATGTCTGCAGTAGGGTACCGCATCATCATTCCTACGTCATCATTAATTTCAATCTTAGAATTTACTTGATCTGGCATACTTACTTCTACATCATCCAGATTTAATTCAAAATCATAAATCTTTTCGTCTTCAGTATCTTTATAAGATAGCTTGATGATGTTATTCACCGATCGCGATCTCAACTTTAAGAACAAATATTCTAAGTCAAAGATAGCAAGATTATCGATATTCACTTCACTCTGAATACAGTTTCCAAGAATTTGCTTGATTGCCCTAATAATTTCAGAATCGTTTCCACTCTGCTGAGCAACCAGCAAGATTTTCTCTTCCTTTACTAGGAATGGTCTAAACATAACTTTTTGCTGAGTCGAAGGAATTACAGCATCAAAAAGAGGTTGATCAATTTTTGGCAAAGTCATTTCAAAAATACTCCATTAATTAAATTTCAGTTCCACTAAGATTTTTAGTAGTTATTGTTCCGGTTAAATTGCTTGCGCCTGTAGATTTTTGTGCTCGGTTGTTTATAGCGTCTGGTGAAGTTGCTCCTATAGAATTTTGAGGATTCAATCCAACACGGCGACTATAGTCTTTTTTGTTTTTCTTTTGCTTTTGTTTTTCTGCAGCTGATGCAGCTGCGTCGGCTGCAGCTTGTGCTTCAAGGACTGTTTCTAGTTTTCCGTTTAGTGCTCGCGGAGTAAGTGTCGTCATATTAGTAAATGCAAATGTCACAGTAAGCTTTTGTACTTCGTTTTCTTGTGTCCAAGCCAAATTTTGAGATTGAATATTCATTGGAAACACATCATAAAGAATATACTCAGTAACCGTATTTAACTCACGATCATAAACTCTAATACGTACGTTAGGACAAGTATATTCGTCCTTGTATCCTACTTCATAGCCAAGGTAGTTGTTTAATCCTGGGCGATCACTTACATTTTTTAAACTGCTAATTCCGGAAGTTTCATACAATACAATTGTATTCATCCACTGATGGAAGAAGTCAATTAGTTCGGATCTTTTATCGACTAGCCAAGTAAGAGTCAAATCGTTAAACTGCATTCCATACGGAACTTTTTCTACTGGGCCATATCCATATCGTCTAATGTTTTCTTCTTCTAAAACTTGTATGGTCGGAAGTATAACAGATTCACAACGGAAAATTAACTTATTAGAATTATACCTTACAAATTCTGATAGTGGAGCATTTGCTTCAGACCCCAGTCTGAACGGAGCAAATGTCACCAGATAACTGTGTGACGGCAAAACTTCGTTTTTATTCAGTTCTGATCTAAAATTGGCGATGTTGAAGCTTTTTCTTCCGCCAGTAACGAGGATCTCGTCTTCTAGGACAAACGGATCAGTTCTAAACTCGGCTGTAGCTTTTGTTTCTTCGTTCTGTGGTGCCTCAGACATTACTTTCTAATCCCTAGCATTCTCTTTGAATCGTTCCATACCTGAGTCTTTGACTTCTTGGCAAAACGTTCTGTTGGTAAGAAGAGAGCAATGTCCCACTCAGAAGGATACACATACATGAAACGTGAACGTACATGCTCATCTAGATAGTGCTTTACACAAGGAGCAAAGAATCGCATCTTTGCAATGCTCGTGAGAAGCTGATAGTTTAATTTGATCTTGGTTGACTCGTCATAACGAGTGTTGTTGGCATAATCATACAGAGCATCCATTAACTTTGCTCTGAGCTGTGGTGGAAGATAGTGAAGGTTGATTCCATAGAATCCACCAGGAACTTTACGAAATGGAAAGACCAGAGGAAACCTGTCATAGTACGGTAGTTCCTCTTTCCACTTTGGATCATAATTGAACATGTACATCGAGCCAACGATCGGGCGATTTGTCAATCGGCTTTGATCGCCCTTCATCATTGTACGTTCGTTGACAGTTCTCATCTTACCGGCCGTTTCACGAAACCAATCGCGTGCTCCCTGTGTACGCGCCGGAATCTGTCCGGAACGAACGCCTTGAGTAATGATTGTATCAAATATAGTTGCCACTAGAATTTCAGCCCTAAATGATCTTCTGTTAGTATCTCGAAATCCCAGCCACGGTCTTTACAGAATTCTGTGGCTGCTTTCCATTTGGCTTCGTTTACGCCCCACGTCATCACTTCGTTGATATAACGCTTGTTTGGTTTATTTATTACCTTCGGTGGGACAGTCTGATGCTTTGGCTTGATTTCGATCAGTGCACACTTCGTCTTGCCGTTTGGCATTTTCTTTTTAATATAAAAGTCGACAAAGTATCTGTGTATTCGATTGTCGATAGGAGAGCGATAAGGAATTACGTGTTCCTCACTTGCCCATTCGACTATGTTTGGATCTTTATCTAATCGAGACATGTAAACGAGTTCCCATCTCGAACGGTAAACAATGTTCGTGGGATCGCCTCTATACTTTGAAGGGTTCAATGGTTTGAAAAAGCCTTTGTATGCCATGATTCTATTTATAAATAAAGAGAGAACTTTTAAAAAGAGAAGCTGATGGCCCTTATCAAACTCAATATTAACAACTTCAAAAAAGACCTAGGTGGTATTGCTAACCGGCTAGTTGATAGTGTTGTGAATAAAGTAGAGCAGAAACTAGAAAATGCTGTAGAAGATGCATTTGCAAAAGGCCTTAAAAAAGTTGGTCTTTCTGATAATATCGCCGGCGAGCTTTCTGCAAGATTTGGAGACGCGTTCTCTGTTGGTCAGGCCGATAGATTCTTTGGAACATCTACGGCAGAACAGAATAGAGTTTCTTCAAGAGACTGCGTGGATAATATCCTGAACCGCGGTGCTGAAACTGTGGTTGATGCGCAACGATCGATTAATAGTAAAGTTCAAGCAAACGAAGGTCTCCTTCAATTTCCGCCAGATGTTGGCGAATATTATATGCTTATGAAGTTTACAGAATACTCTAGACCAAGTCCACAAACCGTTGCGGTTCGTAAAGCGCTTAAGAATTTTATTCTTCCGGTTCCTCGAGAACTAAAAGAACAGTTTGCAAATAATATTGATCCAAAGGGGACTGGTGTTTTAGCTGGCGGATTGGCTGACATCGGTACTGATATCTTTAGAGGCGGTGAAGGTGGAGGAGACAGAGCTAAGAATCAACTCGCTGCGCTGGCGTATGCACAAGGTGTTCAAATGGCTGGCCAGTACGGAGATCTACTTGGTCAGTTTGGCGGAGCAGTTCCGAATCCTCACTTGCAAGCAATTTTCTCCGGTGTTCAAATGAGAACACACAGTTTTCAGTGGACATTTTCGCCAAGAAATGCTCTTGAGAGTCGACAACTTCAGCAAATTATCTATGAACTGAAAAAGTATTCACTTCCTGCTTTTAGCAATCTTGGCACAGCTGCTCTTCAATATCCGCCTCTGGTCGATCTTGAATTGTATCCATGGAAGAAAAATGGAGAAGATCTTATTGTATTCAAACCATGCTTGATTCAAAATATTTCTGTAAACTATTCTCCACAGGGGTTGCCAGCATTCTTTAGAGGAACTAAACAGCCAACGTTTATTCAAATTTCAATTGACTTTATGGAAACAGAAATTCAAACTGCATATGATTATGGAACAAAAGTTGGTGAACGCAATGACCAAGCAACCAAAATCTATGAAGAGTTAAAAGGCGCGGCAAGTGAAAAGTTTCCAGGATTGACCA